GCAATGAACAACTTTAATAAGTTCGCAACGAATGAAACTCCACTTAGTAAACAGAAAGAATTATTAGGTTTAGATTATCTGAATGCAGAATTACCACAAGATGATGCGACCATGTCATTTGATGAATACGAGGTTCCAATGTTCACCAATGGCGATTCTTTAATATACCAATTCTATTGTGGTAATTGGTCAGCATCCGTTCAAGAGATGAAAGACCACTTTATTTGGTGGAATGAATTATTAGATTATATGATTGAGTCTGAAACATGGCGTGAGTTTATATCTCACAATGACCATTTTGACCACGCCTTTTGGGGTGAATTAGGTCATGCAATGGCAAAATAAAAAGTATCAACTCATAACATCTCTTTTTGGGGTGTTATGGGATTGTTATTTTTAACAATCATTTTATAAACTTTAAAAGGTATAAAAATAATGGATAAACATAAATTAGCATTTAATCAATTAAAAGCAGAAACACGTTCTTTGACCTATCCAATCATGAATCCTCATGATGATATTACAGAACTATTTAATTATGCCAATGATAAAATCATGGATTATATCAACAGACAAAATCACAACATGCAATATTTTAGAGATGAGTTCTCAAGGTTGAGACATCAAAACGATAAACTTCAAAAAATGCTAGTTAAATCAGTTTTAAATATCACCTATTCTGAACCACTCACATTTGATGAAATTACTAGGATATTGAGAAGATATGAATCACCAAAGTTGGAAAGCTCAACTCATTCAAAGATCCCAATCAAGTATATCAATGAGGTCAAAAAGCATTACAAAGGCAAATTCAAATATAAATATAGGGGTAAATCTATTAAAAAGATAGGTTATGAAAGACCTCAAAGTCATACTACAAGAGCTTTTGCCACTCATTTTGCATTATATAAGTGATACCTTTTAGCATCTCTTTTTGAGGTGCTAAGGGATTATCATTTGATAATCATTTTATAAACTTTAAAAGGTAAATATTATGAAAGAGAAAGATTACTATCAGCAGTTAGAGGGTTTTACTATCACTAAATTTATAGGTGTATCTAAAGAAGACAACATTGAGGGATTTCCTCAGTTTATCCTCAAGAAAAAAGGATTTGAAGATGTCTTGATTGAAGTTAGTCAAGATGCCGAGGGTAATGGAGGTGGATTTTTATTCATAGGAGGGGTTAATCATGGGTAATAGAGCAGTAATTTGTCTTAAAGACAACAACAAAGAAGATACAGTCAATGATGATGATTTAGGAATCTATCTACATTGGCATGGCTCAGAGGATGATGTTAAAAGCTTTTTAGACCTCACAAAGTCTTTAATGAGTGATAGGTTAGGTGATGTCATTTATGGCAAGGCAAGGCTTTTAGGTGTCATCCATGAATGTATAAAAGGCAATTTGTCTTTTGGTTTAGATAAATGCAAATATCTTGATACAGAAAATTATGACAATGGCACTTATATTGTTGACTGTTCAAAGATGGAAATTATAGGGGTGCAATCATGAAAGAATATTTAATTATATTTATTGCAATGATAATGCCTTTATTGCCTTTATTAATTATTTACTTTTATGGGGGATAACATGAACCTATTTTTAATCATAGCAATGCCATTTTTATGCATAGGAGTGGTTGCATTTTGTGCCATGATACTAGAACATTATTTTGATAGGGAGGATGACTTTAAAAGCAAGATTTATAAATAATCAAAGCATTGAAAATGGGGATGTCATAGTATTGGCATCCCTTTTTTTTTGCCTTAGAACGCCTTAAAATGCCTCAAAATATCTCAATGATCGAAATATGGCCCTAAATTTCAATGATCGATCATAAAGGTTGAGATATCAATTTCAATGGCTGCAGTAAATAAATTTGCACAAAACGATATCTATGATATATAATTATATCCAGGTTGAGATACCTATTTTTAAACTTTGATAAGGAAAAATAAACTATGAAATATTTAATCATTCATGTAACAAATGGTGATGACATGTCAAGTTCTGGCGTGTCGATCATCAATGCAAAAAATGATTCTGACATAGAATCACATATCCAAGAAAACTATATCAATGACCTTAGTGATGATGTTCAAGTCACTAAAGATACTCGTGGCAGAATAACATCAGGTGGTGAAGAGGTCATTCCAGGTTTTCAAGCAATTTATTATATTGGTGATAGAGAAGATGGTGATAGAGAAGATTGTGATTTCATTGGTTTCATGCCATACGATGACACCATTGAGGCATTTTTGTTTGAGCCAAATATCTGTGAAGTAACTCCCTTGTATAATAAAGATACACTCAATGACATCATTGATGAGGTGCTTGAAGATGATGATTTAGACAATCGTGATTTAACTAAAGAAGATATTTTAGATGGTGATTTATTTGACTTCTATGAGGGTTCTTATGGAAAAATCGTAACTAAAAATACTTTTTATATGGAGGTGCATAATGAAAGATAATCAAGGTACTAATGAATGGGATGGAGATGAAGGAGTTGAAGATGACATCCCAATGGATGGATTTGAACAACAAAAAGAATTAGAGGAGGCTCATCAACATTTCCTCATTAGAGATTTTGGTGAACTTGTGCTAGAACTTGGCCCTAATGCAGTAATTAATCAAATGGATGAAGAGGTAAAGAGTGAGTTATTACTTGCCTTTAGTTTTATGTATAAACAGTTAGTCAAAGATTCTTTTGATGAACATGGAAACCCAATAAGGAGGATTAAATAATGGTAGGAAAAGTAACACCGAATGACCAACTTTCAGCATCCGAGATACCTGTATTGATGGGTGCTAGTAAGTTTAAAACAGTCAATGAACTGTTAAAAGAAAAGATGGATATTATTTCAGGAATTGAACCACCATTTATATCTAATGAATCAATGGATTGGGGGAATACCTTGGAGGAAACTATCTTGGTTCAAGCGTGTAAGCGTTTAGGATTAGATGTCAAAGATTTAACGACTAAACATCCCAAGCCTTATTTTCATAAAGACTTGCCATTCGCATGTAGTTTAGATGGGGATGTCAAAGGCAATGATTCGATCATCATGACCGATCTTGATAAGGGTATTATCTGTGTCAATGAGGACGAGATAAGGTTAGAGGGCGTAGGTGTAGTAGAAGCCAAACTAACTGCTCACGAGGTAGAGAGTGCAGACTCTTTGCCTCTTTATCGTGGCCCATTGCAACTGCAAATGCAAATGGATACAGTAGGTGCTACTTGGGGTGCAGTGTGTGTTCTGTATCGTGGTACAACACTACGGACTTTTGTTTATCAAAGGGATGTAGATGTATTGGCTCAAATACATGATGCTATCAATGACTTTCAGCGTAGGTTAGATAAGTATAAAACCAATGATGAGGTTGAATGGTATGAAATTAAAACACCATCTGAGGCATCATCTATTTTCGATCATCCTGACAAGGATGAGGTTGAGATACCTGAAGCCGAGCATTACGCTGAAAAGATAATTGAATTTAGAGACATGATAAAAGACTTGGAGGAGCAGATTGACTTGCATCAGATTCAGATTATGAATTTTATGAGAGACAATCAACATGCTATTTCAGGGCGTTATAAAATCTCATGGCCTGTAATCAATTATAAAGCGCAACCTGAAAAGATAGTCAAGGCAAAAGAAGCGAGAACTATTCGACAATCTAAATTAAGAATTAGAGATAGGGAGTTATAACTATGGAAGATTATGAATTAAAAGATACTCATACTTTTTTAGAAGTATTGTATCGCAATGTAAAAGATGTAAGTAAAAGGCAAGACATTATAAAACTTTATTTTGAGGAGAAAGACAATGACAACAACATCGGAGATTGCTAAAGCGTTTGTAGCGGCACAGAAAGAGTTTGCACCAGCTTTAAAGAACAGTACCAATCCACATTTTAGAAGTCAGTATGTAGACTTGGCTGGTTGTATTGAGGCAGTATTAGATGCACTACACAATCATGGATTAGCATTAATACAAAAGACTCATGATGCAGAGTCAGGCATTAGGGTTGAGACAATTTTTCTACATGAGAGTGGCGAAGAGATGTCAGGGGGTGTGATTCATGTACCTGCTGACAAGCAGACACCACAAGGTTATGGCTCGGCTTTAACTTATGCAAGGCGTTATTCGATCATGGCTGCAACAGGTATTGCACCTGAAGATGATGATGGCAATGCTGGCACAAAGTCTATGTCTGAAAAGTTAAAGACAACTGCACCTGTAAAAAAGCCATTAGCCTGAGTCTGCCAGGCAAAGGAGAGTTGATGTTTCCTGATGAGTACAAGTTTACAGATGGATTTATAAGCTTGATTAATAAGATAGATAACTCATCAATAGATGCTAAAACTAAAAAGGAAAAAGCAGACCTATTATTTAAAACCAACAAAGCGGTATTGGAGAACCGCATATCAAAATTTAAATTGTCAGACATTAAAAGAGCAATGGATGACCTTTTTAATAAGCATAAGGATTAGTTATGAAAGACCATTATTTAGTAGATGCAGAGTACGAAAACTTTACATTCAGCAATCCAAACATGGGTAACCCTGATGCTAGATTGTTTATTGCAATACTAGCTAATGCGATACATGATGCAGTTGCAGCACAATCAGGTGCAAGGGTGAGACAACAAGCATTGGATTGGCTAGAGAATGATGATGGACTTATATATTATTGTCTTGGTGTTTCTCGGATAAGTCGTGATGGATTATTAAGACGAGTTCGAGAAATGCGAGACAACAATATTAATCTTAAAAATATGTACACTAGGAGAGATAAATGAATATGACAAATCAAGAAACAAGATTATTGCATTACCTAGAATCAAACAAAAAGATCAGTCCGATGGAAGCTTGGACTGAACTTGGTATTTATAGATTAAGTGATGTGGTATTTAAGTTGAGAAATAAAAACTACGAGATCGAAACCGAAAGAAAGTCAGTATTAAACAGGTTCGATGAACCATGTAGTTTTGCAGAGTACAAACTACTATGAACTATTTATCCGTATGTAGTGGCGTAGAGGCTGCAACAGTAGCTTGGCATAAGCTAGGTTGGAATCCTGTTGCATTTTCAGAGATAGAGAAGTTTCCAAGTGAGGTGTTGGCACATCATTATCCCGGTGTGCCTAACCTTGGAGATATGTCTAATTATAAGGAGTGGAATTTTGGAAAAAAAACAATTGACCTTTTGGTCGGAGGAACACCTTGTCAATCCTTCTCAGTCGCAGGACTTAGAAAAGGACTTGAAGATCCGAGAGGCAATCTTGCCCTCATCTATTGTGGCATTCTTGACAAGTTTAGACCCAAGTGGTTCATTTGGGAAAATGTGCCAGGCGTCCTCAGTAGTAACAAAGGACGGGATTTTGGTTCATTCCTCGGGGCGGTGGGCAAACTCGGGTATGGGTTCAGCTACCGAGTGCTTGATGCTCAGAACTTCGGAGTCCCACAGCGAAGGCGAAGAGTCTTTGTTGTCGGACATCTTGGAGACTGGCGACCTACCGCAGAAGTATTATTTGAGCCAGAAAGCTTGTCAAGGCATATTGAGGAGAGCAGAAAAAAGAGGAAAGACACTCCCAAAGACACTAGAATTGGCATTGACACAAGTGGCCCACTTGCAGCCAGAGACTACAAAGACATGGGAACAGATGGACTCAACAGAACCTCAGCAAAAATGATCCCTACAACAGCACATTGTTTGCAAACAACAAGCAATGATTACTCAAGAGCTGATGGGTTTAATATGATACCTGAGCAAACAGATGCTTTGTTAGCAAGAGATTACAAAGGATTAAACTCTGATAGCTTGGATAAGAAAGCTATTGTTGAAGTCTTTGAGAACCATCCAGCTGATAGTCGTGTTAAACAGATGGGTGACACTTGTCATTCAGTAACTGCAAGATGGGGTACAGGCGGTGGTAACATTCCTTTTGTGTTAGGAGGTCAGCATCCAAACGCTGCAGTTTCTGAAAATCAATCACCAACATTAACCAATGCAATGGGTAGTGGTGGCGGTCATGTTCCTGTATTAAACAATCCTATTGCTTATAGCATTCGTGAGGATGGGCAAAAAAATAACATGAGTGTTACTAAGTTAGATGTATCTAATTGTTTATCCTCTCATCAGCCAAGCATCATGTCACATCATGCACAAACTTTTGTAATGGATCAAGCAGTAGCTTTTGGTTGGCAGAATAGTGACTCACAATCTATGTCAGTTGATACGATTACTCCTACATTAGATAAAAGTAAGACACCAGCAGTTGCTTTTGATACATACAACACAACAGTAAGTAATACTAATCAAACTATAAAAAGTCCTAATGGTGGAGTGCAAGAAAGTGTAGGTACTGTATTTAAAAATATGGCAGTAAGAAAATTAACACCAATTGAGTGTGAAAGATTGCAAGGTTTTCCTGATGGATATACAAACATCAAAGAAAATTGTCCTGATGGACACAGATATAAAGCAATGGGTAACAGTATGGCCGTTCCTGTAATGAAATGGATAGGAAAAAGGATCGAATTAGTTAGTAAAACAAGCTAATACTGTCAGGAGTTGTCACAAGAGTCGTGGTAAATATTTTAATATAATCTAATACTAACCCTTAGGTACACATGAGAAAAGCTTACCACGAGCTTTGTGTGAGGTCGTTTTTAGTGGACTGACTTCATTTTAGGTTCAACTAGATATAAATCTGCACCTTCGCAATGAATTAGTAAATAATCATCATCTTCACGAGAAAAACAGATTTTGATCATGGACTGTGTATCATCTTCTAGCAGTTCTACATTCCAAATCTTTCTTCCAATCAACTTATCTAAAGTTTCAGCTTGATTTGCATCAGCCTCGGAAGTAAACTCTACATCTAAACTATCGTCCCCGTCCATCTTCCTCCATCCTTTAATACCATCGGCATTAGTTTTGGTTGTCCATCTATAATCATGCCACAACCGATTACAAATCTCGATTTAAAATTCTTTGCATACTCAAACGCAAGTTCTTTTTGATTGATAAGACATCCTGTTTGTAATCCCCATACTAATTTGTCAGGGTTAGAATAATAACTAATACTAAATTTAGAATGATAATGTCCTTGGACTGCATGCATGCCATATTGCTGCGCCACTTTCATTACATCGGCTGCCATGCCATGAGTAAAGAAACATCTTTGACCATCAGATAGCGTAACCTTTAAGTCATCTACCCATTCCCATCCAGGGCCTACATTTAGAAACTCGTTGTAAGATTTCAGATACTCTAGGCTCAAGCCATGAGCGACTGCTTTACGATAAACTAATGATGAATGATTAGAGTGTACCAAGGTCATTTTTGGAAAAATTTTTTCTAGTTCTTTTACATACTTCCTAGCCTCACGCAGCTCATCGCCCGGAGACTTTAGATCTGGATGATGATTATGAAAACTAATAGAGTGTTGATCGATTTCATCACCGATGTTTACGATTAAGTCTGGCTTGTATTTTTTCTTGAGTGCTGCTAAAAATTTAAACGCATCAGGATGATGGTAAGGTATGTGTAAATCTGATATTACTAATACGCATTTATAATTACTCATGTTATAAGGATAACATATGTTGTTGATTCATCAAGGTTTTACTCGTACAGTAACACTCCACTCTTACCTATCCTCATCATTTGTCTACGAGGTTTCTCTCCTTGTTTTGGAAAAGCAATATGAATCCATCTTCCAAACTCTAGGATGAGTTGATCAAACTGTATTGAGCTATCAGCTAATGCTCTCATCACTTCATGAATATTACCAAAGCTAGGACAAGTAAAGTCTGCGGCTAAACCCAATGTGTGGTAGCTAGTGTCTTTAGATTTTAACGCACGATTTAATTCTAGGCATCTAAATCCTGATGATATTAGTATAGGTCTACTATCTAGTTTAGTTCGGACTTGCTCTAATCCTTCGCATAAGATTTCTAGGTTAGCAATTTCTTCTGCCAGGGGAGTGTTATCTATATCTAATCTTGTAGCTGTATTGGAGTGACTTAGCTCGGCTAAGGTAAAGTGAGGACTGAGCTGCACTACTTGGTAAGGCCCTTCAGCTTTTCAAAAGTTCTTAATCCCGCAATACCAAGCATTGCAAATACAAGCTCAAGTAGTATCTCTGAATCTATAGAGGGGAGTGTCTGAAATGATCCATCTAAATGATCGATCCATGTAGCCAAAGGATGACCAATGAATAACCAAAAAACTCCTAATGCACATGACCATCCAATAGCAGGTCGCCATCCAGCAACGAATAAACTCTGATGAGCTGCTTCTATTTTATTGGTTTCTGTTTGTGCTAGTAAAAGTTTGTTAGCGTTGTCAGTAAGAGACTTCTCTATCTCTCTCTTTGCTTTTGCGTTAGCGTTCTTGTCAGGAACTACTCTATCAATTACATTCCCGATCAATGGTAATAAGGCTTGTATCATGATTCAGTCCATCCGTATAGTAAACATAAAATTACAGGAGTAACAGGGAGTGCTGCCAATAAAGCTATGGTAACAGTTACAGGTTTTGTTAGAAAAAATTTAAACCAACGCATAGCAGTATGTAAATAATACTATGAGTCCAAAGAATGCAACAAGAGTTTCTTCTGTCATATTTTCCAACCTTGTGATGTGGCCCACAAATAAACTAAACCAACTAACATCAAAGCAAATATTCCACGAAGAGAGAACTTTCCAAATTCAGAAAACTTTTCATTCAGCCAATCTTGCAAGCCTTCTTTGATCGCTTGTTTAGTTTCTTTTGGACTAGGCTTCACTTGCTTTATTTCCTTCTTCTACCCAAGCTGCGTATGTTTGGTTAGTCTTATCTACTGGAAAAGATGTAAAACTACCATCACCATTATCTATAATAATATGTTCTTGAGTTACGCCATCTACACTTTTTGTAGTAATTGTTTTATATGTCATATTATAGTTCCGAATTAAATGCTATGTAATTAGTGCTACCATTAGGAAGAACTGCATACATTTTTTCTGCTGTTAATCCTGTAGATGTAAAATTTATAGTACAAGAATCTGTGCCAGATTCAGCAATAGCAACTGCTGAAAAAGCTGTAACTGCACCACCTAACCACCAACCTAAACCAGAATATTCAATAGAAGATGGGTTATTTCTCATGGTAGTTGGAAATGGCACATGACCATACATATTAGTAGTATTTGCTGCCATTGCCCAAGCAACCCAATTATTAGATGAAGTAGTGTTCCATTTGTAATAATATCTTTGGCACAATGCTAATTGCTGTCCGTATTGTAAGTGTTCAAATGGTGTTGCTGTTGTATTTGCTTCTAGTTGTACTCCTGTAACATAGAAAGTTGCACTGTTTGTAGCAATTACATTTGTTTGCCCAGTAACTCCTTCTTTTGTTGAAGCACCCCATGAGCCAACAGCTGCTAATAAAGTACTTCCAGCACCTAAACTAAAGTTTAATCTTAATGATAAACTATTATCTGTCGGCCATGTTCCTGATGTATCACCAGTAATAGTTACTGTTTTGTATTCCCAAGTATCCGCAGAAGATATAGTATAAGAAAATACATTAAATCTGTTAAAGTCGCCATTAGCTACTGAACCACCAAATGTTCCTGTTACACTTGAACGAACCCAAAAAGATAAAGTTACTGATTGTGCATCTGAAGTCCCCCAATTAAGGTCTTCCATATTATAACCTTCAACCATTTGTTGAATTCTATAAGAAGATCCACTAGCAATAGAGCTGTCTGCTGTAGTGACTGTTGCTTTTAAAGAGTTTGTAAAATTTGCTGGTG